CCGAAAGCATCACCCTGTCTAAGAGTGTCAAAGGATTCAAACTTGTTAGTGTACGACCAATTAGATGCTGACTTAATATCATCAACAGCACCGTCAATAACAATATCGTAGGTGCCAGTGATGGATGTATCGTCATCAAGCTGCAGAGTAACCTTTTTATCGTCTTCATACTGTACTCCTGCTTCTTTGAGAAGACCCTTGAAGACTGCCTCTACGATATCTCCAAGCATCATGTTCATTACGAATGTTGTTGGAAAGGGTAACGCTTTCTCCGGTTCGTTCTTTTCAAACCAAAGCTGACAAGTTGGTCTACCCACGTTTGACATACGCAGACCAAACTTATCTCGCTTGTTACCCCCACCAAACTGGCGCGCAAGAGCACCCATGACATCAAGACCTACTTGCTTAATGGTATCCTCACTCATCGTGGACTTACCACTAGCAGCATTCTCCATGTATTGATGCAACGCCAGTTCAGCAGGGTGATTCATTACGCTACCTCTTCTACTTCGATATCAACGATACCGTCTACAATAGCCTCATCATCTTCGTCGTCGTGCGAGTTAGCTTTCTCTGCCCATGCATTGATGATGTACTCGTTGTAGTTGTTAACCCACTGCATGAAGTCACCAAACATGCCCTGTTCCTTATCGGTCAGTTCAAGTGTTTTGGTAACATCCAGAGATACCACAGGCAGATAGAACACTGCACCAGTAGGAATCTTACGCTCCTCTGTGTTCGCAGTAATCTGGTGCTGCACGGGCAGTCGCTTCATCTTGGCAAGCTGGGTAAATGCACCGCCTACATTCTTGAAGGCGTCACGATTATCGACTTCCCAGATAAAGGCGGTCTCGTCTACTTCCACAGGATTGCCAGAAGCATCAGTTGCTTTGACCAGTTCAACGGTACCAAGCACCACGCGAACACGCTTAATCTGCTTGATTAGTTCCTGCGTCTTCTCAGGCAGGGACTTGAAGTCTTGGATATAGCCAGCAGGCTTGCCACAGTTGAAGCCGCCGTCATTATCTTTCAGGTCAACATTCAGGTTGTCCGCCATGACAGTCTTCACATAGCGGTTAGGGCTGTCGCCCATGCCACGGACAAAACGCTTGTACATGAAGCGTTGCAGGTACGGGCGAATCTTCACCGACTCTGCGTAGTAGGTTGGGCCATCTGGTACTTCCAGACGATAGGTGCCACCAGCTACCACCTCCATGTTTACGTTCTTGCCGTTCACCTCTGCCTCACCCATGACAGGTGAGTGATTGATGCGTAGACGAGCAAGGGTGCTGGCTTGCTTACGCTCACCGGCAGTCTCGTTTGCGATGCCCATAGCTTTCGCCATAGCGGCATAGTTGTTAGTGTCAATAGTTGTCAGTTCCATGTGTTTATACTCCTTCTTTGAGTTGGAAAGCCCTAGTTATATCACGACACATCCTTTGTGTCAAGCCAGTTGGGGCCGATTTTTGCTTCTAATAGAAGCGGAACATTGAATACTAACCCCCAACGTATAGTAATCAAGTTTGGTAACTCGTTGTTTGTTTTGTTTATCACCTCAATAACACTCCTTTCCTCATCGGGGTGGACATCAATGACAATCGAGTCATGCACAGTGTTTACCACGCAGGACTGCATGTTGTCAAGCAGTTTATCAATGTGCAGCAGAGCCAGAGGCACAATGTCTGCGGTAGCAAACGACTGCACGGGGTAGTTCTTTATCTGTGTGAAGTGTGACACACGACCATTAGCCTTGCGGATTACATCAGGGAATGCGAACTCGCGTCCTGATGGTGTGGTAATCTTGCGAGTGTTCACAGCTTCTTTAGCCAATCGGGAATGCCATACCCCGATACCCTTGTACTTCTCCGTGAAGTGTGTGTAATACTCTGCTTCCGCTGCCGTTCTCCCAAAGCCTGTTGCGCCATAAAGCGGTGCAAACGTGTGAGCCTTTGCAGTCTGCCTATCCGTAGGCTGACCAGCATCGGTAATAACTTGAGCGGTGTATGAGTGTACATCAAACCCAGTAGATACTTCTTCAATGGCAACTCCATCCTGTGAGAGATATGCAGCGGCACGAAACTCAAGCTGTGCAAAGTCAGCCTCAAGTATCTTACCCCCTGCGAAGCGGGACACGAACACCTTCTTGACGGGGAACGTACCGCCACGTGGCATGTTCTGCATGTTTGGTTCAGCGCCAGAGAAGCGGCCTGTAGCCGTGCGGTGCTGCAGCAGACGGACATGCAGCTTGCCGTCCTGCTTGGTATACATACGGATGCCATCCACGAAAGATGACAGGTATGTCTCGACTGCAGACAAGCGTCGAACTTTTGACAAGAAGTCAGTGGCGTCTGTCATTCCTTTGACGCGCGCTGCTTTCTCCAATGTCTCAAGGTTCTGCTTGCTGGTGCTGAACCCGTTGGCACTAGCCCACTTGGGACCGGGTGGCTTGAACTTCAGTCCAGCCAACTCTTTACCAGCCACAAGATGATAACCAGCCCCGCCGCATGATGTACACTTATTAGTTCGGGAAAATGGTGTTCCATCTTTCTTTACCTTTCGTACTTGACCGGAGCCATTACACTCGCGGCACTGTGTTGCCTTCGTTTTGTATAGACGCTCTGTACCCCCAGCCATCAGGCTGCGGAAGTCGGCTTCGTCCATGTATGGGTCAATCGCATTGCCCCAGTATGGTTTGTCTACGACCTTGCGGCTGTATACAACCCAAGACAGTTGCTCTGGGCTGTTCAGGTTGATAGGTGTGTCACCCATCAGAACACGAACATGAGCCTGCAAGTCCTCCTGTAACTGGTCACGCTCCTGCTCAAACTGCAGGCGCACATCTTCCAGCACACTAAGGTCAACCTTGAACCCGCGCTGATAGATACGGGCAAGGCACACCGCAACCTCATTGGTCAGTTCAACTGTGCCTTTGAGACCGGCATCCTGTTTGCTGTTGAGCCGCCGCATCTGATTGTCAGCAAGCTGCTGCGTAGCCTCAAGGTCAGCAATCAGGTATTCCGTCAACTCGTTGTACGGGATGTCACGAGTGCTAACACCCTTGGCGAAATACTCCTTGAGAGTATCTTGCTTCTTTGTGTCGAGGTCGTAACGCTCTGCACATGCCTCAAGCGATAGCGGCTCCTTCTGCCCACGCTGCATGACATACTCTGCCAGCATCGTATCGTACACAGGGCCGTCATACTTGAACCCAGACTCCCACAGCCACAGCAAGTCGTGTGCTGCGTTGTGACAGATGAGGATAGTAGCCTCGTCAAGAAGCATCTGCACACGCTCGTAGTAATCGTCCTGATTGGGACGGTCAGCGTGGTCAAACGGAAACGTCAGACACTGGCCTTGGTCAGTCAGCATACCCACCATGACCAGCGTATTGTCTGGCTCGAATGGGTCGAGGTGCATCTTACCATCACGCTTAGTAACGGTGTTCTCTACGTCAAGTGTTAGCTTCATCCTTCGTACCTCGCTGTCAGATAGTCCAGTTCACAGTTTACCATACCGTGCCAGCCATTCAACTTGTTCTTCACAATGTTGATATGGCGAAGGGGGCTGTCTTCTTCCTGACCCTCAACTGTTGGCGACTTACCAATCAGTATCATCAGGTCAGCCTCTGCAGCCTTACCGGTACGGCTACCCTCCATCATACTCTGGTTCAACTGTGCGCGGCCTTCTGCCTCTGCAGATAGCTGAGACATGTAGAACACGGCACAGTCATAGGTCTTGGCAATCTGACGTGCATAGATAGCACACGCCTTGAGTGCCTCGTCCTGTCGAGCGAAGGAGCCTTGTACACCAAACTTGTCACCCATGTCAAGCACAAGGATGTCAGGCTTGTACGACTTACACACAGACTCCACCCATGCCATGTCACGGCCACCCGCTTCCTTAATCTTGATGTTGTTCATCACGGGTGCATAGAGTGCCTGTGCCTTGGACATGTTGTCCCGCACCTCACGAGCAGACATGCCTGCTGCTGCCGTAAGGTAACGTGCGCCGACACGGTGGGTAGGTTCTTCGTTACACAAGATGATACACTTGGCACCTTGGTGAGCAAAGCCACCGGGTGCAGCAATCAGGCTTGCGTGGAACGAAGTCTTGCCTGTGTTTGGACGTGCGCCAACTTCAATAAGCTGTCCACCCGACACACCCTCAACCTTGCGTGTAACGCTAGGAATGTTGAAGGTCCAACGTGCTTCAAGTTCAGCCTTGGCCATCAGCGTTTCGATGGTGATGTCGTCCCACTCAATATTGAGATTGGGAATGAAGTCGTCACCGTACCGCTCAAGCAGGTTACGCAGAGCCTCAAGGCTGGCTGCATCACCGTTGACCATATCAAAGCCAATGTTGGCTACGTCCTCGCCAACAACCTGCTGGAACAGCTTAGACAGCACTTCCTGTGCTATGTCGCTGCCCATCGGTTGCTCTCTGCGTATCTGTGAGAAGAGGCTGGCGAATGCTTGCTTCTGCGCAGTAGTCAGTGTCGGGTTGTCCGACATGAACAAGGCTTCGATTTCATCGGGCGTGACGCTCCGCTCGTACCTGTCCATAGCAGTATCAATCGACTGCTTAATCTTCCGCACGTCCTTACTGAATAGACGCTGCGGACATTTTGAGCCACGATGGTCATCGTAGAAGGACTTGTCCATCAGGCTCCTAATGATTGATAATTCCATGTAGATTCTCCATATCTGTCGGGTTACGATATTTGAGGTCGTCGGTTAGACGGAGAACACGAACATCGTTGACGTGTCCTCGTAGTTCCTTTGCCATGAGCAAAGTCTTCGGTAGCGCATCGGGGTCTAGCGCAACGATGGCTGTTGAGAACTGCGAGAGATACCTTTTATGCGACTCTTGCAAAGACGTGCCTAGAAGCGCAACCCCGACAAAGGTGCCGTAACCAACAACGGCTGCACTCAAGCAGTCCTCAACAACTACGGCGACTTTACCACACCCTGATGTGTATGGCAAGCCACTTTTTCCATAGCGTTTCCATTTGGGCAATCGCTTGGACAGACTGCGGCCTGTCGCATCAACGATACGCCCCTCATGCCTGATGGGAAACACGAGACGGTCCTCCTTCACATCGTACATCAGGCCAAGTTCCTTGGGGTCAATGCCCCACGTAGCACAGAACCTCTTTAGGAACAGGTTGTCCAAGTTGTCCACAACGTATGGCGGCAGGTCAAACGTATCCTCCGCGAACTCCTGTACGCCGCCGAAGCCAGCACGAATGTCATCCACACTGATACGGACACGAGTGCCGCCCTTGACGTTGCACGATGCACGGAAACAATTCCACACGAGGGAACCCATGTTGTTCGTGACAGTAAATGTACGCTCCCCACAGTTGGGGCATTTTGTGCGCACGGTCATGCCCACGGGTACATCCATATCACTTACAATGTTATATATATTATCCATGTATATATCACTTTCCTTTGCGGCAGTTAAGTGCTTTTAACATGGGATTTACGTGCTGTCAACGCATTATTTGCACTGGCATACGTATTTCTCATGTACGGTTTCACCGACTGCGGGTTACTGTGTCCTGTTACCGACATGATTTGTCCCATAGGAACACCGGCCTCGACCATCTGTGTCGTGCCTGTCCTCCGTAGGTCCATCAGCCGTAACTCTTCGGGCAATCCTGCTGACCGCATAACCTCCCTGCCAGCCTTGCTGAACCGCTCTAGGCTGTAGGGGTAATAGGTACCCCTGTAAGGAAACACGCGCGGTGCCACGTAGTCTTGAAAGCCGAAGTCTTCCTTCTGCTGCACGAGCATTTCGTACAGGTCATCTTCGATTGGCAGGCATACCTCTGCCCTCCGCTTGCTTTGCTCAAGATACAGCTTGCGGCCATCCATGTCTAGGTTTTCCCACTTGAGTAGGCGCATATCGCCTAGACGCTGGCACCACTCATACGCCATGTGTACAATCAGGCCAATGCTGCGGCTACCCCACAGGCCATACGCCCTGTCAAGGAATTGACGCACATGCTCCTCTGTCCACACTACCTTACGTTGTGGTGGTGTCTTGCGCTTGATGTTGGCAAACGGATTGACCATTGCATACTCCATGTCGATGGCGTAGCGATACACTAGCGACGACACGGTACACACATGGTTGGCAAACGAGATGCCGCGCTTGACCCATTCTTCGTAGGCGTGTTTGGCCTGCCTGCTCGACAGTTTGTCGAACTCGACAGAACCAAACTCACCAACCAACACGTTGAGGAAATATTGATAGTCTTTCTTAGACTTGTCCCTCAACATGTTGAAATTGTTGGAAGAATAGTATGTCAATACTAAGTCTTCGACTGTCTTCATCTCTCAAGTCTCCTACACTCCAGTGATTGATACTCCTCTTCTGTCTCGACAAAACTGTAGTTACTAAACTTGCGGTATCTATCTTCGCCATACGAATTGTCATGTCGAAACACACCTTTGCCTAGAGCCATACCCCAGCGAGACATCATGTTAAACACATAGTCACAGGGGTAGTGTCCCTTCTCGCACTTGAACTTGTACGTATCCTTGTAGTCCCAGCCGCCGAAACCATCGGGAGCGTACTCCTCGACAGTCCAGCGGTTGAGATTGGCAAAGTATTCCCTGCTCATGCTGCCAGCAACTCCTTGAACTCTGTGCTGTTCACCCACTGTGCAGCCTGATTCTCACGACGGAACATCGTGATGGCGTTGGTATCCTTGCCAGTGTTACGCAGCCCGAAACCATTACGCTCGTCGGCATAGCTGGCATAGTTCGTGAAGGCGCTGTACAATGCCCAAGCATTCTGCCCACGGGTTGCAGCCTCTTGGTTATACAAGGTAAGCATCTTCTCTGCCACCCGGTCTGACTTGAGCAGGGACTCAAGCATAGCTTTTACGTCACCGACGTACAGTGTCTTGTTTGCGAACCGCTGCAGTCGTTCTGACTGTGCATAGAAAGCCTGTGTCGAACCCTTCAGTTCCTTGATGAACTTGTCGATATCAAACCCAC